ATTTGTCGGTTCCCCAGATCATCTGCTTGATCTTCTTGCTGCGGCACATGTAGGAGATGCGCGACGGAGCGCAGAGAATTTTGCCAAATACGGCTTTGTCCTGCGCAGCGTCGATGACCCCCTGAATATCCTCGAAGCAGTCCACCGTGTCGAGATTGGCATCTTTCCACTCGGTACGGGACGACGCGATGTTTTCGGCGGGCTGGTTGAAGTTGATCGTGCCGCGTACACCACCTTCGGGGTTGATGTTGTCGTCGAGTTCGACGACGCCCTCGTTGGAAAGCGGACGCAGGAACAGGATGTCGAGCTTCGCAAGGACAGAGCTTACGACCGTGGTCGTATTGCCCCACATCAGTTTGATGAGCTGCTCCGTTTTCGCCTTGTCGGGGAGCGACTTACTGTCGAGGATTTGCAGAACCTTGCGATAGTCCTGAATCGTCATCGGCAGCGTTACGGCGTGATTGAGGATGCGCTCTTTCACGGTTTCCAGCCCCTCAGTACCGAGGATAGCCTCTTTCGATTGGTCGCCGATGGTCGGGGCGGCTACCGTGATGTTGTACTGACCGACGATCTCCTCGAAATCAAGGCCGATGGTCGGAGTGTCCCAGTCGAGATACTGCTCGAAAATTACGTTGTCGAACAGCTTTTTGTGCAGTTCGGAGGCTGCATCGAAGCGCGTCTGTACGACCCGCGTCAATGCACCGAAAATTGAGCTATAAAGAAATTCGGGCATGGTCTTTACTGTTTAATGAACAGGATGTTCGGGTTTGCTTTGAGGCAGGTTTTGCCGGGCGTGATGAGCCAGTCTTCCAGCAGGGGGAAGTTCAGGCTCGGATAGAGAACGACGGCCTCGTATGCCGCATCAATCGTCGGCAGCCCTTTTCCGGTGAACTCATTGACCGCGCCGACAATCATATTGGGAGTGTAGCGCGGAGCGGCGGGAATAGGATCGTCGCCAGTACCACCGCCCGTAGCGGCATATTCGGTTGCTTCTACGAGAATGTCGTTCTCGGTCAGTCCCGAAATGGCTGCGGAAAGAGTGATTACGTCGTAGTCGCCGTTGGACGTGTCGATAGACTTGATCGACGGCGATTTGTCGGTTACTCCGTTTTTCATTACCACGTCGCCAGCGACGAAGTAATGCCCTTTGGCGACACGGGGCGCGGTGGTCGTTCCGCCGGACAGAACCTTTGCGGTTTTGCATACGGCGGCGGTCATTGCCTCGAAATCGACAAAGAGAGGGGTTCCCCGATGCAACACCGTTCCGACGGGGAAACTCTGCACCGGCTTGAAGCCGGCGGGCAGAATCTTGCACTCGCCGCGCCAAATTTCGGGCGTGTGTCCCTGCACTTTCGTTTTCTTGAAATCAATAGCCATTGTTGCAATCAATTTAAGGGGTGAATGATTCGGAGCTGTTACTTGTTGGGGAGACTTTCAGCCCATGCCTTGGCGTCGGCTCTCATGGCTGCGGAAGTGTCGCCCAATTCATGCGCCTGCTCCTTGGGCATGAGGTTGTTGGTGACTAATTCCTGCTTGTAGTCCGCCAACTCCTTGTCGAGATCGGCATCATCGGCGAATGATACCCTTTTCATCAGGTAGTCGGGGATTCCGAGCTTTTTAGCCTTTTCGGCAATTTCGGCCTGACGAGTGGTTTTTGCCTTTTCCGCTTTGAGAGCAGCGTTCTCGGTTTCGAGAGCCTGCAATTTCTCTTGGAAAGGTTTGAACCATTCGGGAGCCTCGTTGCCCTTTCCGCCCTCATCATCGCCCTCATCGTTGGATTGCGGTTTCTTTGATTGCGGTTTCGGACTGCGTGTCTTCCTCGTGATCTCCCCCTGCATTGCCTTTGCATAGGGCACGAGTGAATCCACTTTCGCGGCGATGTCTTCGTCCGTAGCATCGTCGTCAAGACCTTCCGCCCCGATTTCTACGAGGTCGTCGAGTGCCTTGTCTGTAAGCCCCATATCCTTGCATTTTTCGGATAAGAGCGAGCGAAATTTCTTTTTCATGGTCGAAAAATCTGATTAAAACTTATCGTTACGGACAAAGGTAATGAAAAATATCTATTAGGTATCTAAAATTTGGCAAAAATTATCTGTGTGGTTATGATATAGTTATCCGGAAATATACGGTTTTAGCTGATTTTGAGCGCACTTTTTCTGCGAAAAAAGTTGCTTACTATAATAGTTGGCTATATATTTGCATCATCAAACAGATACTTAATAGGTGATAAATAACGACCAAAATTTATAATAGGCTATGACACGAGAAGAATTTACCGAAAGAACAGGGCTGACGCCAACATCCGAGGAATATCAGCATATCGAGGCTATGTATATGGCCGCAGGGAATATGGATAAAGATGAGTTTTGCAAAGAATTTAAGAAGCACGGAATGAGCCGTCTCCTTGAAGAATTATTCGCAAAGATTCAATGTCAGGAAAACACCATAAATGCGCTGACCGAGCGGCACGATGATTACATCAAAACAACCGCCGAAAAGGATATAGAACTCGCAATTTTCCTCATTGGAAAGGCTTGCGCCTATGATGATACCGATTTTTACAAAGAGGCGGTGCGGCTGATCGGGCAACGAGCAGTTACCGTGCATAAAGTTCGGGCGGGATTGCCTCTTTGGGAGGTGGATATAAACTACATAGACAATAATCTTAGATAACACGGGATATGGACAAATCAGGACAGTTAAAGGCGGAAAGCCTGCATGAATGGAAGTCCCAAATGGCGGACTTCCTCCTCGAAAGAGCACAGAAATTCGGCGATATTACCCTCCATATTAAAGCCTCCGAATTGATCGGCATGAAAGAGGTGATCCGCCGGAAAATCATCAAGGGCCTGCCCTTGTGGGAGGTCGATAAAGTTTGGTTGAAAAATAATCTCAAATAATTGCAAGTATGGAAAAGATCAAAATCAAGCATGTAGGATTCGATTCGTGGGATCGGGAGGTGTTCCAAACGCAGAAAGGGACGTATGTCGTGGATATAAGTTTGGACTATTCGCATCAGAATATGAGGCTCTGCACGAAGAACAACAACGAGTTCGACGGGGAGCCGGACACGGCCCTCAAAACCGACGCATTCGAGATCGTCGATGATTTCGAGGTCGAGCAATAATCGCAGACCTTAAAAATTCAACGCAGCAATGGAAAATTCAATCAACGTAAACGGATGCTCCGTCTGCCAGCCGGGGCGAGAGAACTACACGAGTTTCACGGCCAAAATCGGCAGGAAAACGGTCAAAAGATGGCAATACGATTATCGCACAGAGAGCGGCGAACTATTCTCCTGCGTCGGGGCATCCCTCGATAATTGCCGCGCAAAGCGGGATTTATGGCTCTCTCAAAAGCAGTAGGATCATGGCAACAAAAAAGGCTACAAAGACCTACGAGGTTATGGTTGATATGACATGGTCACAGTCCTATACGGTCAAGGCCAAGACGGCGGCCGAGGCGCGACGCAAGGCATGGGCGAAATTCAAACGGCGTCCTCCGAAATCCTGCTTTACGCTCATGGAGGACAGAATCGACGAATAATAATCAACGCAAC